TTAGACGAACCTTTGCAGTCATCATCTTGAAGGTCACCGGTATCTTTGTCGGTGGAGCTGTCATCGGTCTTGAGGTTATCCAGGCTGTGGCTATGGCTGCCTTTGCTGGTGTGATTGATGTGGCTCAAGAGCTATCTCGGTCTTACCTTGCAGACGGCAAGATTGACCCAGACGAGCTAAACAAGAGCTTTGGCAAGATTGCCGATAAGGGTCCTAGCTCTAAGTAGTCCTAAGCTTTACTCGTTCCTCATAGGTAGTGCCACCCCAGATGCCATGCATCCCTGCTGATAAGGCATAGTCAAAGCACCTTAGCCTGACTGGGCAATCGTTACAGACCTCTTTGGCTACCTTGACCATTGATTTGCGAATCTCTAGGTCATGCTCATCCTCTGGGAAAAAGACCTCTGGGACTGAGGCACATTGGACTCCATCATTGTTTCTTATTGCTTCTTGCAACTCAATATATTTGCGTTCAATCTGGCGTAATGTCATAGGGTAACCCTAGAGTAAATACATACGCAATAGCAAAGCCACGCCGAGAGAGTTAGCGTGGCCTTGCGACAAGGAAAAGAGAGGGAAACCTTGCCAGTAAATAAATTATCACCAGAAACCAACGAGTTATTTGATGCAGTCCTACTTGGCGACTTTGCCAACGGCAGTCAAGAGTGGCACGATCTAAGAAACGAACCAGGTGTGGTTGGTGGCTCTGACATTGGAGCAATTGCCGGACTCAGTTCTTGGGAGTCATGCATAACTAAGTGGGCAAAAAAGACAGGTCAGATACCTGATGAAGTCACACCGAATATGAGCATGAAGCTCGGCACAATTCTTGAGTCACCTATCTTGAATTTGTTTGCCGCTGAAAATCCTGAATTAGAAATCTACGAAACAGGAACATGGGCAAACAAAGAAAACCCTTGGGCTAGGTCTAACCCTGATGGACTTTACAAAGATGCTGACGGCAACTGGGGAATCATCGAGGTCAAGTTCTCACGCGACTATTGGAGTGGTGTGCCACAGGCTTACCGCGCTCAAGTGCTTTGGTACATGAAAGTCTTTGGAATCAAGCAAGCTAAGTTAGTTGCGCTCGCAGGTTCTAGCTACATGGAGTTTGACATCGAGTGGGATGAGTTCGAGGCGCAGACACTTTGGGATGCTGCTGTCAGATTCAGACAGGCTTGCCTAGATATGAAAATGCCTTACTGGGATGGAAGCAACTCAACCCTAGAAACAATCAGGGCGTTATCACCTGGCATTGTTGACACCGAGGTTGACCTTGATGACTTAGGTATGCACTACATAAACTCGGTTGACGAATTAGAGAAGGCTACTGTCAAAACAACAGAGCTAAAGGCTAGGGTTATACAAGCAATGGATGGAGCAAAGCGAGGTCTAGTCTTTGGTGAGCATCTGCTCAGCCTGAGATCAAGAGCTGGTGGCGCACCATACCTACACCACGAGAAAGGGAAATAGAAATGGCACAGAGCTACAAAGGACCACTAGATTACATTGATGTAGCAACACGCATAGTCGAGTTTAGGGAGAAGTTTCCTCAAGGCTCACTTCAGCAAGTCAGCTATGAGTTTGTGAATGTAAACGGCAAGGATTGGATTATCTACACTGCTGCCGCTTATCGCTCACCGGATGATGCGCGACCAGGAATCGGTACAGCTTGGGAGCCAATCCCAGGACCTACAAACTTTACTAGAGATAGCGAAGTTCAGAACGCAGAAACAGCGGCTTGGGGTCGCGCAATGGTGGCAGCTCTGGCTGTTGATACAAAACAGGGCATTGCTAGTTCTCAGGAAGTTCGCAACAGACAAGTCAAAAGTTCGGCAACCGCTAAGGATTGGCTTGCTATGACTGAGGCATTAGGGAATGACATCGAGGGTTTACGATTGTTATACAGCCAAGCTAAAACAGGTGGCGCAACCGATGACACACTCGACAAGATCAAGGCAATCGCTAATGGACTTACAGGCAAAGAGGATTCTTCTAGCCTCAATTCTTGAAACCCAAGAGTGCCTACAAGAGCAGTTTGATGTGGGCGACTTCGATTCAATAAGTGTCATTTGGAAGTTACAAAGAGAGAAAGCTGAGAGGCTAAAAAATGGAGATTATTACACCAGGCCACATAGTCGAGGAATTACAAAGGCTGACCAAGGAGATGGACAAGGGAGCTAGCGCTCTCTACGATGCCGAGTGCAAGCTGGCAGATGCTGAGTCAGCTTATGACAGGGCAATCTCGCTATCCTTTATCAACAACTCTGGGACAGTAGCAGACCGGCAAGCTGTGGCTAAATTGCAAGCAGTAGAGGAAAAGCTAAAGGCTGACCTTGCTAGGGCTGAATACAACAGGATAAAGACCAAGATGAAAACCCTGTCAGACCAAGCAACCATGATGGCTGTAATGAGCAAGAATGTCGAACTCCAATGGCGACACGCCTAGCTGGTAGCCTTATCGGGTGATAGCCGAATCCTGCTCTTGTGGGGCCAAAATTAGGACTGATGATGCTCAGGCAATCAAGCTTGTCCGAGAGTGGCGGCGTAGGCATACCTGTTTGACCGACAACACCGACAACACCGACATTATTGAAGCTGTCAATGGTGGTATGTCAGAAACCACAATCGCTTTAGGCTTCCAACCTGGTGAGATGCCAGCCAAGATTTACGATCCGTTCGATGACTAAGAAACAGTTCCAAAAATACCTAGAGCGCGACCTTGGCTGCTGGCATTGTGGCACTCAAGGCGATGACCTGATACCTCACCATCGACTCAACCGAGGCATGGGAAGTAAGAATCACCTAGCTAGTCAGTCGAGCAACATCATCCCACTGTGTGCCGAGGCTAACGGCTTGCTAGAGTCAAACGCTGGCTTTGCTGAGCTAGGTCGTAAGCTGGGCTGGAAGCTAAGGAATCATGAAACGCCGACTGAAGTGCCTATCTTTGGGCATGGTGGCTGGTGGCTACTGAATGACGACTTTACAAAAGACTTGCTGGAATCAGAGCCAGAATACTTTTAGGGTGCTACTGTAAAGCTATAACTGAATAAAAAAAGTGCCGCCCAAGGATCGGAACCCTTGAACGGCAAGATACCAACAATCATGCTGTTGGCATCATTACTAAGTGTAGTGTGCCAACCTAAATAGGAAGGCACATTTAGTGTTTAACTGGGAAAACAAATCACTCGCTGAGATTCTGCCGCACTACGGGGACAACATTTTCATGGCTGAGATGGACTACAAGGCTATGGGCCTTGATACCGGACAATGGGCAATGCTAGTCAAGGATGCCTTTGAGTCGAGGGTAGTCAACGCAACTGTATTGATGGTCATGCTCGACAGAGCAAGTGTCGCCTAATGCCACTAATTAGAGGTCACCACACCTTTGACGATCACTTCACCCAGATACCTAACAACTGGGTAAGAGATTCAAACCTGTCATTGAAAGCCATTGGGCTACTAACGCAACTAATGAGCCACCGACCTGGTTGGAACATGAGCATAAGTAGCTTGGCAAGGTTCAATAAGACCGGAGTACGCACAATCAAATCGGCAGTCCAAGAGCTTGAACTCTACGGCTACCTAGTTCGATCAGAGAAGCAGGAACATAATCCAGACGGCACTTTTGCCGATTATGTTTGGACTACTGCTGACCCGTTGCAAAATGGCGTTACGGCAAAAAGCGTTGACGCTAAAGTACACACAAAGAACACTATTACTAAAGAAGAACAACCTATTAAGAATAAACAAGAGAATATATCAACAGATACCTTTGATAAATTCTGGGAGTTCTACCCTAAAAAGAAAGCTAGGGCTGATGCTGAAAAGGCATGGAACAGAGCAATCAAACGCAAACCAGCTAGTGAGATTATTGAGCTAGCAAAGGCTTACTCCCAAGGTAAGCTACCGGCAGAGGAATACATACCCAACGGATCTACCTGGCTAAACAACAATCGGTGGGAAGATGTAAATGCGACAATTGAGAAGCCAAGAGAGTTCAAGACAGGGGTGTTTTACAATTGAGTAACTTTGAGGAACTTGTAATCGGGTCAATCCTGCTTACTAACGGCAAGGCAATTGACGAACTAACCCTGACACCGGATGACTTTGACAATCTAGCAAACGGCAAAATCTACGCAACAATGCTGGAGATGAGAGCAGCTAGAGAGCCGATTGATACCTTCACAGTTGGAACTAAGTTGCCGCGCTACGCAGCTGACCTGCATGACATGGTTACAGCAACACCAACAGCCGCTTCGGTAATTTACTACGCAACCCAAGTCATAGACCTAGCAACTCGTAAAAGGGTCCAGCAAGCTGGAAACTTACTTAGTATCAAGTCCCAAGGCGATGACATCAATCAGGTAATCGAGCTTGCCAGAATTGAGCTAGATCAGCTAACCGAAAAGAACCAAGCCACTAAGCCGAGCTATGTTGATGACGAATTGCTGTCATACATGGATGAGCTCGATAAGCCAAAGCATTACGCTAAGTCACCTTGGCCCAATCTCAACGAAATAATCATGGGCTTCAAGCCAGGTGCTTTATACATAATCGGTGCAAGACCTGGCATCGGTAAGACCATTGTTGGTTTGCAGATTGCATGGGAGCTATCGAAGTCTGGAGCTGTTTCATTCCACAGCCTAGAGATGAGCCGCACCGAGCTCTATAACAGAATTATCAGCATGGAAGCTGAGGTTTACATTGGCAACATCAACCAAGGTTCTCTCAGAGATGAGCACTGGATCAAAATTCAAAAGACAAGGCAAAGCTGGTCAAACCACCGACTAGCAATCTTTGACAAGTCAGGGCAAACCCTTCAGCAGATACGAGCCTCAGCGACAAGCATCAAAAAAGAAGGGCAACTCCAAGCCATAGTTGTTGACTATTTAGGTTTGATTCAAGACACAATTGCTGGTCGCAAGCGTTACGAGATGATTACAGACATAAGCATCGGGCTAAAGAACTTGGCTAGAGATCTAAATGTGCCGGTCATCGCACTAGCTCAGCTCAATCGAGGCCCAGAGCAACGCAGGGATTCTGAACCTGACCTAGCTGACCTAAGAGATTCAGGTGGAATTGAGCAGGATGCCGATGTCGTTATCTTGCTACACAGAGTCAAAACTGCTTGGGATGACCCTGAACTTGAATGGCAAAAGTCAGGAATGATTATGAAGGTTGCCAAGAACCGGCATGGCAAGATTGGCAACGCAAAGCTAATCTTTGAGGGTGAGCTTTCAAGAGTCGTCCAACCGCCCAAAAACGATAAAGACTAAGATTATGGCGTGGATGACAATGTGGCCTTATGCTGCCGATGTGGAGCAACCTGGAAGGTCAATACGCATAAACGCAAGCGTAAAGACCTCAAGTGCCAATCCTGTCGGATGCACCGAGCCTTGGTCATCAAGTATGGATCCGAGAAGTGCATCCCTTGGCAGGGCGATTTTGACAAGGCTACTCTCACCATCCCAATCTTTGACGGCAAGCCAGTCCTACCTGGCACTAGAACTTGTGGGCATCTCGACTGCACCAATCCCAACCATGTCGCTGGTGACCACTAGAGTAAAACAACAAATCGAAAGGAAATAAAGAGATGGCAATAATCAAAGTAAAGGGCGCAATCACCAAGATTTTTTGGGAATCTAAGGGCCTTATCGTTACAGAGTCATACACAGCTAGGTCAGGCGACACAGTTGAAAAGCAATTTACAGTATGGTTAAAGCAACCAACCACGCTTGAGGTCGGTGACACAGTTCAAGTTGAGGGTCTATTGTCAGTCGAGATTGAGGCTTGGGTAAATCAAGATGGTTCACCAAAACTCAATCGAGAAGGTCAGCCTGGTCAGTCCATCAAGGTAAGCATCAACAACCCCTTGGTAGTCCCAGCCGAGCCACTACAAATCATCAAGGGAATCTTCGAGCCGACACACGAGCCAAGTCCCTTTTGAAAAATCTCCGTTGGTTATTCCCAGCCATTACCGCCGGCATACTAATAAACCTATCTACGCACTCAACAAGCGGTTTAGATTGGTTGGGAATAACCTTCGGTTTGCTTTACACCTGGGCTGCCATAATGGGAGCATGGGAACTGTATGGCAGAGGTAAGCCTTAGCGTTACAGGCGACCCAGCCAGCCAAGGATCACACGCCATAATGCATGGCAGGATTGTCCAAGTCAACAGCTCCAAGCACAAGGCATGGCGTAAAGCCATAGTCCAAGAAGCAATCGCTACCCTGCCGGATGACTGGCAACCCATAGACGAGCCATGTGAGCTAATCGTCAACTTCTATCTACCCAAGCCGAAGACAGTAGATCGCCAGCTCCCAAGCGTGTCACCTGACCTAGACAAGCTCATTAGGGCAGTAGGGGATAGCCTGACCGATTCAGGGGTGGTCATTGATGACAGCCGCATTGTCCGCATCTCAGCTAGGAAGCTCTATGCCGAGGGCATCGCGCCAGGTGCCACAATTCAGGTCAAAACCCTCAACTAGCCCTTTAGCGCGACACGCCGATAATTAGGGAAATTTGCCAAAATTTGACAATTTTACTAAAAAATGTTATCATTACTTTATGGCTCAAGGGGAGTCAGAAAAGGAGTAATACAAAATGGCAACAAAGGCAAAGATTACGGCACTAGCAAAGAAGTTAGGTTGTGAGCTAACCATCGAGTCAACATACATCGAGGTAGCTGCACCCAAGGGCAAAGTAATTAGCGATGATGTTATGCACTACTCAGGTTTCGAGATTGGCCTTTACACAAAAAAGGAAATCTGGGAAAGATTAGATTACGAGCTATCGCTAATCAGAGATTGCCAAGGCACAGAGTTTTGCGATTGCAAGTCAGTGGTGATGGCATAAATGAAAACCATAATCCTTTATCTAATCTCACTAACCGGCATCTTGATTGCAAGCTGGCAGATACAAGAGATACATCTCGGCTGGGGTTACACACTCGGAGTCGCAGGTTTGATTGTTGCCTTCTTTGTGGCAGTCAACTCACTAACAAAGGACACTCGTAAATGAATGAGCAAGAACTAGCTGAGCGCATTATTGCCGAGGCTCAGAAGTGGACAGAGATTCAGTTCACACTTCAAGATGGTGTGCCAGGTATGACGGCACAGACACGCAACGAAGCCAAGGCTCGCATCGAGCTAATCGAACACATCAAGCAAACCTACAAAGAAATGAGAGCAAATGCCTAACTACAATCCAGAACCACTTGAGTTCGCAGTCAAAGACTTCCAGCCTCACCAGTACAACTTTGGTGTTGCCAAGTCTGACGGAATCTACATGGGCAGGATGCTTATGAAGAACGAGGTGCTGAGTCTTATCAAGGCAGCGTATCCAATCCCAACCAAAGCAATCGCTAAGGTCATTGACATCGTGGACAGCATTGAAATCTATGTTGACCCTCAATACAACATCTCATCGAGGTAGCTATGAACCTGACACCCTACGCAGAAGGCTTTTACGCTGGCATCCGTTACCAGCGCGAGAACATCCTTGACTTTGTATCTATCCACTTGGATCAGGGCTACATGGTTACAGCCGAGGACATCGTTGAGGAGATAAACGGCCAGTATAAGAAAGACATGAAGCTTCAAGTAGATGCCATGATGGATGGCAGCCTTGACAAGCTAATCAAGAACCTTGACGAGCTTGCCTACACAGTCACCAAGATTGAGAACCAAGCAAAAGAGTTGATTGCTGAGGTGACCGAGAAACCATGAAGTCAACAATCAAAGGCATAGACCTGAGCACTAGCTTTGACGCAACAGTCATTAGATACTTTGACGAGAACGCAAAGCTCCTGCTCTCGAAGCACAATGACTATGGACCTACCAACATCAGCAACGCACCTGGTGGAGCTATCAACGGCCTACGAGTCAGGATGCATGACAAGTTGGCAAGGATCAATCACCTGACTGATTCTGGCAACGCACCTGAGCATGAAGCCTTGCGCGATTCTTTCATTGACCTTGCAAACTACGCAATTATCGGTTTGCTGGTCCTAGACGGAGAGTGGCCTGACAAATGATCGGATGGCGACCTAACCGCGAGGAATCGCGAGCGCGGAAACTGACCATGGCTTTTGGCAGAGGCTTTGCCAAGGGTTATGTGCAAGGCACAAAAGAAATGGCTGATTACCTGACTGAGCAGATTATTCACTCAATCAACCAGGATGCAGTCCTAAGAACGACAGTAGATGTGGACACCATCGAGAGAGTCGTTGAGATTATCGAGGCGGTGAGGGACATTGGCAAAACACAGAGCTGAAAGGCAACCGATCAACTGGCGCATCATGCGAGTTCATTGGGCATACAAGACACTAAGAATCAGGCGGGCGTTTTACACATTCTTGTTCAAGGTGTCACGATGACTCACTTTACTAACGCTGATGAGCGAGAAATCTTTGACGCTATCTTGCTGCTCAAGGATGACGAGCGCGAGTGGTCGAGTGAGCTAGAAGCAATTAGGCGCAACCTTGCCAGATTGTTAGAAAGAATAATGCAAGTCGAGTGGCACTACCTTGAGCCAGAAATCGGCGACTTAGCTCTAAACTTGATAAGAGAAACTGAAAGGGAAAACAATGCTCGAAGGACTAGCACCACAGGTGAAGAAA